TCATGGATTACCTTACTGTTCAGGCGTAGGCTCGATTTCGATTGCAATATCGTCTTGCGATTGTGCTGATTCTACTACTACAGCTTCTTTTTTGCGAGCTTTAGTTGTTTTGTTTGCTGCTTCATCTGCGGCAAGGTTTGAATGCTCATTGTACAAAGTTTGTCCATCTTCTGTGTATTCCCAATCTTGGTCGTTTAACACAGCCACAATAACAATTTTACCGTCAATCATTGCACGGATGCGATTCATTAAAATTTCACCGCCGAGACGTTCCATCAAATCAAATACAGTCATTTGGTTCTCCAAAGTAAAAAAGAGGGCCGAAGCCCTCTTAGTTTATACCACCGATTAGGCGCTGAGAACAGCGCCCCAGTTTTCACTGCCTAGGCTAATGTAAGCACCAGACATGTTAGCAGCCAAGGCTTTAGCAGCATTAGCAGAACCGTTGTTGATTTTGCCGCCAGTTGCTGGGTACACGTTCAGTGAAGCAGCAGAACTGTTAACAATATAAACCACGTCACCAAGGCCATAACCAGCAGGCAACATAACGCCATCAGCAGCAGTGCCGGTAGTAACGAAGTTGATAGCAGAGTTTAGGACGGTAGCACCGGCTTGAGTTTGCGTCGTGCCGGCTGTTGCAGCTTCGTAGCCGCCGGTCGAACGACCGTATTGAGTTGAATAAGACATTTTAAATCTCCAAAATAAAAGTTAAAAATGGGGGCCGAAGCCCCCAATTAATTAGGCTGTACCGACTTGGGCAACAACCAAAGCTTGTGGCTTAACAACCTTACGGCCATAAACAGCCAAACCACGGACGATATCGCCGAAATCAGTCTGGTTACGCAGGGGTTCTGTCTTGTTAACAGTCATGGCAAATGATGTTGCTGCTTTTGTGCCAGCGATCATTGTGCGACGAGCTTTAGCGCTAGACACAGTAGCACCCGTAGAGGTGTCAGTCAGTCCAGCAACCAAGGCTTTACTGGCAGCGCCGCGTGGGAGCAAGTTAGACACGTAAACAGAGAAACGATCCAACATACCGATTTTGCCTGTGCGGATAACACTAGACTGGTCGCCCGTGAAGTACGCTTGGGCAATGCTAGATTGCATCAACAACTGGCGGTCAAAAGGACTAATAATCAACCAGCGGTTGTCTTCAGGAACGTTCTGCTCGTCAAGCACTGTAGACATGCGAAGGATAGCCTTTAACACGTTTTCAGGAGTAGCTTGGTCGATAGGAGTTACGTCTGTACCCAAGTTATAGGCGGCAGAGATAGCACCAGCAGTAGCACCAATGTTAGCCGCAGCAGGGCCTTCAGTCACGAAGCTGTTAAAAAACACTTCGTTTTCGATCTGAATTTTCAACTGTTTGGCAGCGTCTTCTGTGAACATGTTCATCAAGTTCATGTCGGCTTGGTAAGACAACACGTCATTGACTTGCACGCCAAAGTACTTACCCTTGTTCACTTGCATATCTTGGAAGATAGGAGTGGGGACTTCGTAGGACAAATTCTGGCCAACAGTGTAGTCAGAAATAGTAATTGTGGGAGCCAAACGAATACGAATGGTATCACCTTGGTTCTTCAACTCACCTTCGTAATCGGTGTTAGCGATTTCGGACAACATGGTGTTTTGGTAGAACTTGGCCAGCAATTTGCCAGACCACAATGTGGGGATAAATGCACCGGAATACGATGTGCTCGTATTAAACGGAGCTTGGACGGGATATACAGCAGCCATTTTGGCCTCCTTAAAAATAACAGGTTGGGTTTAACGCTGCCGCAAGAGATTACGCTCGAACGCGTCCTTCTCTGTAAGCTGCGTCAATTTCAGCTTCAAGTTTTGTTGCTTCTTCAATCTTACCTTTAGCACTAAAGTCCGCAGATTTCAAAAACATTTGATGAATTTGCGCATCAGTATATGTTTGAGCTTGCTGCGAAACGTTGGCACTGTTAGTAGCAGATCGTTTCGGCTGGATTTGTTTTTCAAGTTCAGCGGCCTTGTCGTTGTTTTGTACTGCGGGGGAAACGCTTGATTTAAACATTCCAACGTAGTGTGCAACGGCTTCGGCATCAGCACGGTTAAACGCATCTTGTGCAACAGATTTTCTTGGTGCTCGGAGCAGAGGATCAACCTCATTCAACCAATCAACCCAACGTGAGTCGGCGTTAATAGCTTCAAAGTCTGGAACCATACGGTACAGACGTTGCTCAAAGGATGCTTCTGATACTTGGGTGCCGGTCGTGGTCAACTGCTCGCGCAATTTCTCATTTTCGACTCTCATAGTATCGAGTTCATCTCGAAACTCTGCCGCCACTTCGCGGGCAACCTTGCGTTGGACTTCAATTAAGTCCTCACCAAATGCTTGAATATCAGCATCCGTAACCAACTTCTCAGCAGCTGCAGGCTTTTTCGTCTCGACTGGCTTGGTTTCTACGACTTTTTGGAGTTTATCCAATTGGCCCTTAAATTCCCGCACGTCGGCGTGTAAGCGTGGCACTTCGGCGTCATATTTACCTTTTAGGGCTATATAGCGACTCTGCCATGTTTCATCAGCTATAGCTGGTTCTGTCGGTTCTGGCTTTGTTTCAACAGGTTTTTGCTCTTCTGCGGGAGGCTCAGGTGTCGAAAGTTGAGCTGGAGGGTCTTCCGTAGATTGCGGCTCCGGGTTATCGGGCGCTTGGTTTTGACTCTCAGCTATTTGTTTTTCGATCTGTTCCAGTTCACGTAATTGAGCTTCTACTTGCTTAGGCAATGCCATTTTAAATTTCCTTTAAAGCGCCAACTCTGCATTTCGGGCGTCGGGGTTACCGGTGTGCCGTTCAACATAATGGTTTGCTAGGACTACAAAAATCGGGTCATTTGACCCGGTCGAAAATCTCGTGCGCTTTTTCAACCGCCTCGAGAAAATCTGATAAGACCTCTGCGCGACCTTGAAGCCGGTGTATTCGTATGGGGTCGTCGGCAGAAATCAGAGAGGTTTTTGTTTCCTCAAGACTTCTGCGGAACAAGTCCAGCAGAGCACCGTTTTCATCCAGCCTACAGCGCTGAAGCGCTTGCATGTGTTGTCGGTCAGGCTTTTGGCCTATAAAAATCTTCATTTGCGTATTTTATACCACTGACTATTTGCACAGTCAAGCATTAAATTCCATTTGGTCTTGCAGACATCATATTACCTTCGCGGCCACCGACTTGGCTACCGTCTGGAAGCATATTTTTTGGAGCTGCACCCTGCGTCATACCGGGCATAGCTCCTGCGTTCTGCATCTCACCCATGATCTGTGCAAGTTGTTCTTGTAATTGCGCAATCTGTTGCTGTTGTTGTTGTACAACCGCAAGCTCTTTACGATCCGGAACAATGCGATCAACGTTACCGCTAAGATTTTTTGCAGAATCGCGAAGCAACTCGGCAGTGCCATTCATACCAACGATCTGTTGTGCAACAGGGCTGTTAAGAACAAGCTGCAAGAACTCGTTCCGGCGTATAGCTTCAGATTCTTTAATTACCAAACTAGATGCGCCAGTAGCAACAATGTTGACGTCACCGATTAAATCAGGATCATCGCTGTAACGCAGATTGTCTTGGTATAAGCGCTCAATAGCAGGAGTAATAACGTTCTTGTCAATGTTACTAATAACTTGCTTAATACCCTTACCAGCGTTAGAAATCAACATGGACAAACCAGATGACGTACGTCCTGCGCCCGGTGTGTTCTCACCAGTCATGTAGCGAGGGATCATTGTGTCCTCATCTGCGCGAGCGGAGAACTTTTCAAACACAGCCATTAACTCATTGGCGTTGCTGTTTGGTTGGTAAAAACTAATAGGCGTCGAATTATCACCGTAGTCAGAAGCTTGGAATTGCCAAATCTTCCATGGGTGCATGTCTGTAATGTCTTCGCCTGTTGGCAAGCGTGAAATGTTTACACCAACCTGTGGGCCTGAAGAAATACCCATGTTGTTTGCAAGTGCGCGAGCCGAAGAGTTAACCATAGCTTGCGAGTCACGGCACAAGTCAGTAACACCTTTACCGTCTACAGAACCGGGAAGATTCTCGTAACTTGT